ACCCATCAATGAGTGCTGCCGTTAAATCGGAGATTGACCTCTCTCTGTCCAAGATGGAGAGGGTAGTCATGCAAAGCATTGCCGAATCACAGGATCGTGTTATCCTTCATCAGGCAATGAAGCACCTCATTGTTACCGGGAATGCCCTGGTATTCATGGGAAATAGTGGTGTGAAGCTTTACCCCCTTGACCGTTATGTGGTCGTCCGAGATGGAGAGGGTAACCCCACCGAGATCGTTACTGTTGAAGCTATTGACCGACAGTTCCTGCCACCTGAGTTCCAAAAGAACGCAACCAGGAATGTCAATGATGTCTCTGATAACACCAGTGCCCCCAGTACTGATGTGAGTGTTGGAGAATCAGAGGTTGCTGTGTTCACCTGGGCTAAGCTCACGGATGGACAGTGGCGATGGAAACAAGAAGTGGAAGGAACCATCCTTCCTGATTCCTTTGGTAAGGCACCAAAGAACACAACCCCCTGGCTGCCCCTACGGTTCAACGTGGTGGATGGTGAGGACTATGGTCGTGGTCGTATTGAAGAGTACCTAGGAGACCTGAAGTCCCTGGAGGGCCTGATGCAGGCCATGGTGGAGGGCTCAGCAGCTGCTGCTAAGGTCGTCTTCCTTGTTAGCCCTTCTGCTACGGTGAAGCCTAGTACCCTTGCCAAGGCGGGGAATGGTGCGATCATCATGGGCAGGGCTGATGATGTGACCGCTGTTCAGGTCAACAAGCAGGCTGATTTCAGTAGTGCCTACCAGATGATCCAGTCACTCACCCAACGCCTCTCTGAGGCCTTCCTGGTGATGTCTGTGAGGCAATCTGAGAGGACCACTGCTGAGGAAATCAGGGCCACCCAACAGGAGCTTAATGAGCAGCTGGGTGGAATCTATGGTAACCTTGCTGTGGAGCTGGTTCGTCCTTACCTGGCACGGAAACTCTTCATGCTCCAGCGATCCAAGGAGATCCCAACCCTTCCTAAGGGTGTGATCTTCCCAACCATCATTGCTGGCCTTGAGGGTATTGGTCGTGGGCAGGATCGTGAGTCTCTCATGATGTTCCTAGGCACCATCTCACAAGCTCTTGGCCCAGAAGCAATGGCCAAATACATTGACCCCGAAGAAGCAGTGAAGCGACTTGCTGCTGCCCAAGGTATTGATACCTTGAAGCTGGTCAAGACTGCTGATGAACGTAATGCAGAAATGCAGAAGATGCAGCAGATGAACATGTCCAACAGCATTATGGGACAGGCCGGACAACTGGCCAAAGCTCCTATGATGGATCCAACCAAAAACCCTGGCGCCCTTGAAGCCATTCAAAATGTCGTTAACACAGCGCAACAAGCAGGCCGAGGCCAATCGGCCCCAGCAGCAGGACCCCCTGCCCCTCAGCAGTAACGAACTGCCTTCTGCTATTCCCACTCCTGTCAGCCTTCCCTCTGCTTCTGGTCCTAAGGAACAGTTCAAGTATGGTGATGTTAAGGTGACTGCACCTGGCGTTGGCAAAGTTACCATTGTTATCCACTAACTCTGAATGTCTGAAATCATTTTTGATGGCACCGATCCAGATGTGACTGCTGCCCGCGAGGCAACAGAAGCAAAGAACCTGGAGACTGGTAGCAAACTCATTGAAGCACAAGAAGCAGCAAATGAGGAGAAGTATCGTCGCAGTCAGACTGATTCCGAGGATGCTGGTCAGTATGCTGGGAAGTTCAAGTCTGCTGAAGACCTTGAAAAGGCTTATCTGGAACTCCAGAAGAAGCTGGGAACCAAGGAATCAGAGTCAGCAGATGAGGAGTCCTCAGAGGACACCACCGAAACATCTTCTGAAGAGACTGAATCAGAAACCGAATCACCGGTTACTGAGAGAGTTCAATTTCTGAAGGATGCTTCGGAGGAGTACTACTCCAATGACAATGCTCTGAAACCAGAGACCATCCAGAAGCTGAAGGAGATGCCATCTGAGCAGCTCATTGATGCTTACCTGGAACTTCAGAAGAACAATCCAGTAGCCAAGGCACAGCCCTTGTCTGACACTGATGCCCAGTCCATCGTCACATCCGTGGGCGGGCAAGATGCTTACAATGATACCCTTGCATGGGCTGCTGATAACCTCAAGCCTGAGGAAGTCGCAGCCTATGACAATGTGGTGAACAGTGGCAACAAGGATGCTATCTTCTTTGCTGTGCAGGCCCTGAACAATCGTTTCAAGGATGCTGTGGGCTTTGAAGGTAAGCGGGTCAGTGGCAATCGGGCACCTCGCCCAGAACCGGGTTTCCGTAGCCAGGCCGAACTTGCACGGGCTATTTCTGATCCACGCTACCGCAATGACCCTGCCTATCGCTATGACGTAGAGCAGAAGCTTGCAAACAGCAACGATCTGATGTAAGAACTGATTGGGGGCACCTCAGTGTCGGACCCCCTTTCTCTTGAGGTTTGGGCCTCATTAAAAACCCAGTCATGACTGGAGTATTGGCCCGCTGCGGTGGACACCCAATATGACACGACTCTGCCTAACAACTGAATACTACCTCCTAGGAAAATCCAAACGTTTGGGAACTGTCATAACAACCCTACCTACTAAGACTCATGTCTGCAACACCTACCTATCTTGGCCAGGCTAACAAAGCTGGCAGCACTACCGCTCTGTACCTGAAGCTGTTCACTGGCGAAGTCTACGAAGCCTTCCGTAACAGCACCATCGCTAAGGATCTGGTCATGAACCGGACCCTCCGTGGTGGCAAGCAAGCCCAGTTCATTCACACTGGCCGTATCTCGGCGGGTTACCACGTTGCTGGCGTTCCCATCCTGGGTGCTGGCAACCCTCCTGCTGCTGAGACCACCATCGCAATGGACGATCTGCTGATCGCCAGTGCCTTTGTGGACAGCCTTGATGAGGTGATGAGCCAGTATGACATCCGTGGCCCTATCGCCCGTCAGATCGGCCAGAGCCTTGCTGAGTTCTATGATCGTCGCATCTTCCGCGTTCTGGACAAGGCTTCCTCTGCTACCGCTGCCGTAACCGGCGAGCCTGGTGGCTTCCAGATCAACCTGGGTGCTTCCAAGGAGTATGATGCCCAAGCCCTGGTGGACGGCTTCTTTGAAGCTGCTGCCCGTCTTGATGAAGTGGCTGCTCCTAAGGATGGTCGTGTGGCTGTGCTGTCCCCCCGTCAGTACTATGCCCTGATCAGCCAAGTTGACACCAACATCCTGAACCGTGACTATGGTGCCTCTGGTGGTAACCTTAGCTCCGGCGATGGTCTCTACGAGATCGCTGGTATCAGCATCAAGAAGTCCAACAACATCCCCTTCCTGGGCAAGTATGGTTCCGCCACTGGCGCTGCCATTGATGCTGCTGCTGTGACCGGCGAGAACAACTCCTACGGCATTGCTTCCAACTTCACCAACAGCTGCGGCCTGATCTTCCATCGTGACGCTGCCGGTGTCGTTGAGGCTATTGGCCCCTCCGTGCAAACCACGGGCGCCGATACCAAGGTGATCTATCAGGGCGACGTGATCGTGGGCCGTCTGGCCTATGGTGCTGGCGCTGTGCGCGTTGGCGTTGCTGGTGCTTTCCGCAACACCTGATAACCAACTCCTAATTAGGAGCAAATTAGGCTTTCATTAGGACTCAACCTATTATGGGTTGGGTCCTTTTCTTTTAATAACTACCTGTCCGAACCATGACGACCCAACTTCAAGCCATTAACCAGATGTTGGTTGGCATCGGGCAGGCACCAGTGGTGTCGCTTGATATTGCCAACCCAGAGATTGCCACGGCCCTGAGTATTCTTGATTCCATGAACCGAGAGGTCCAAGGAGAAGGATGGAATTTTAACACAGAAATTAACTACCCATTCACACCGGCTGCGAATGGTAACATCGTAGTACCATCCAATGTCCTTCAAATCTCGGACAACAAGAACTCAAATGTCCAACAGTACCAGACCGTACTAAGAGATGGCAAACTTTACGATAAGATTGCTCATAGCTTCATCTTCCCTACCGCCAACCCAATCCTATGTGACGTAGTATGGTTCTTTGACTTTGAGGATCTTCCCCAGGTCTTTCAAGATT